CATCATTTTGGCTGTTTACCGAATGCTGTTTTTATCGATGAAAAACCGATTACTCAACTTGCTTTAGGATCGATATGTAAAAACTTTATTATCAGCAATTCAACGTTTTCGTGGTGGCTGGCTTACCTGGCAGGCCATGAAGCCTTTGTTATACGACCGATAAAGAACTTAGCCGGTAAGCTGGCAGCTATCAACAGCGAGGCTGATTACTGGCATCCTGACTGGATTGTATTTGATCACGAAAATAAAAAGATACCCGCCTTAGACGTTACATTCACAGTGCCTCTGTTCTACGACCATACAGACAGGCGCAATAACGCTAACCTTTCAATCTGTTTACTTCAGAGGTACTTTGATACTAAAATAATTATTGGTGAACAGGGCAGCACTGAATTCAGCTATTTTAAACAGTGGTGCGACTATAAGCTTTTTGATAAAATGCCACACTTTCACCGCACAAAGATGCTTAACGATATGTGCTATGAAGCACAAACGCAATATGTGTGCAATTGGGACATTGATACTGTTTTACCGCCTTTGCAGATTTGGTCTGCAATAGAGGCCCTTCGGAACGGTGCTGATATTGCTTATCCGTTTGATGGCCGTGTTTACCATGTTCCTCGGGTGCCGAATTTCGAGAACCTTGAAAAGCATTTAGACACCGGTATTTATGGCCTTGACACTTTCAGAGGCAAGAACGGCGAAGAAGTTACAAGCTCAGTGGGCCATGTTGTTTTTGCAAACAAAGATTCTTACATATTGGCTGGCATGGAAAATGAGAAAATGATTTCGTACGGTCCTGAAGATTGTGAGCGTTATGATCGTTTTAAGCTCTTAGGCTTAACGATAAAGAGAATACCAGCACCTATGCTGCACCTTGAACATTGGCGCGGGCGCAATAGCACAGCCTCAAACCCTTTCTTTAAAAAGAACCATGAGGTATTAGAAAGGCAAAGAACATTGACAGCAGATCAGTTGAGGACTGAAATAGCTTCGTGGCCCTGGGTTAACAAGTACACTGAAGCTTATTACCACAAAATAGCACCAGGCGCAATTGAGTCTGCAAAGCAGGTTGCTGAAGCGTTAAAGCTTATAAACATAGTGCCTGACAGTATTATAGACATTGGTTGCGGCTTAGGTGAATGGTCCAGAGGTTTCAATGACGTACTCTATATCGGTATAGACAAAGGTGTACAACGCAGATCACTTCTTTTCCCTGAGAAGCATTACTTTGATTTTGACCTTAATAAAATGACAGGTCCTGCACCCTTCGCCGAAGCGCGTTATAACTTAGCGCTTTGTTTGGAAGTTGCCGAACACGTTAGCCCGAATAAAGCTGCAAAGCTGGTTGAACTGCTCTGCAGCTTGTCTGACAAGGTGTTGTTTGGTGCTGCTATACCTTATCAGGGCGGTCGTGATCACGTTAATGAACAGTGGCAAACATATTGGGCTGATCTGTTTAAAAAGTTTGGTTATGGTCCTGCAAAGAAACAACCGGATATTCGTAATAACCCGAAGATCGAAGTTTGGTATAGGCAAAATACGATTCTGTATGTTAAGAAAGGAACGGGAACAATTGAACGCTTCGTTCATCCTGATATGTGGCTGAATCACTTTAAAAAATAAAACGTGAGAAATGCAGTAGTATTCTGGACCTTTGCCGTATGCTTAATAATCTTAGGCTTTTGCTTTATAGTTTCAATAGAACTGAAAAGCTTGCTCTTTTGGTTATCCGCTATGATACTGCTTTACTTTATCGCTATAAAATTACTTTCTAAACACTAAAAATTTAAAACATGCCACGCTCAACAGAACAGATAATAAAAGACATAAACAGCAGAATGAATCAAAAGTATAGATGTATTAATGCTTTTACAATTTGGTTTTTGAATAGCTATCGCGTTAACGAGATTATAACTGAAGAAGAGTACCAAAAACTCAGCTATAAGAACAGGGCTAATTTCATACCATGCGACGCGCCAGATCCGCAACCGGTTACCAAAGTTGTGCCTCTACACTCGCAAGCTTTGAACAATAACAGAAACGAAAATTACTAAACAAAAAAGCCCTTGATTTCTCAAAGGCTTTTTTTTCATTATTAAACCACACCAAAAAAAAGTACTAAACTGAACTTTGCGCCGTATCTAACTGACCGCGTAAAATGCTGAAATCGCCGTAAGCAAATGCGTTCACGTGATTAGTTTTCACGTAATGCAGCGCTCTCATCTCACCGAGTATTGTTACGAGGTTGCGGGTAAAGTCGTTTCCGTCATAACCCATACTTATCGTAATATCTTCACGCAACGCAAGATTTGACTTAGAGAAATCCCCGATCATAACTTTATCCTGCGTTAACAGGGTGCTTTCAATACCAAGTACACCGGCAATCTGCTGACCGCCGTTAGTAATGAAAGGCGGCATAACATAGACACCTTCAGAGGTCTTTGCCATATCCATTGCAGCAGCATCCCAGGGATTTATTAAGAAGTAATCAGGCACAAAATTACCCAGGCCATTTACGGCAATCTGTGCAACCAAAGCGCGTATCACGTCAAAGTTATTAGCCCCGGTGATCATGTTTGCCAAAGGTGAAGTTGAGATATCACCTGCAGGCGCGTAGCTTGTTAAGCCTTTCAGGTTTTCACCCGTATTATTACCTGTCAAAATTTGGCTATCCAAAAAACGTGCAATCTCATCTATGATGAGTGAACGAATTTCAGAAGCCATAAAAGGCAAATCATCCAAATTTTCCTTAGATGTTTTGTCAAAAAGCGTGATCTTCTTAATACGCTCGTTACGTTCAACCACTTCCCAAGATTGCTGATTCTTTAAGGCAGATTCAGCAGTCGTGCCGGCACTACCCATAATATGGTTTTGTTCAGCCCAGGCAACATAAGTTTTTGAAGTTGGGCGAACGTTTACTATCTGGCGTAAGAACGGCCTGCGCTGCGGTACACGTGCAAAGCTGGTATCAAAATCTGTGATACCAACATTACCGCCCGAACGACTGTTAACTACCAAAATTGGATCCGTAGAAGCCTTCAGAACCATTAAAGGCACAAAGCCGGTAATGCGTGAATTTTTAATGCGTTTCATCGCATCTTTAACAAGCTCTTCTGTACCTACTTCAATGGCTTCTTTATCAAGTTCATTCATGTACTTCACCTTACCTGTCATAGCTGTATCAAGTTGTTTTTGGATTGATACGATCTGACCGGCAGCACCTGATAAGCCTTGTTCTTTTAAGCGCTTCAGTTCAGCAGACATAAGATCAATCTCTTTTTGCTTTTCTGCTTCCCTGGCTTCAGTCTTGGGCCTTTCCTCATCATAAAATTTAATACGATCTTCCAGAGTTTTAATCCTGCCGTTTTCCATTGCTGCAATTTCTTTATTGATCAGGTCTTTTGCAGAATCGCTGATTTCACCCTTAAGCGTTTTCTTCAATGTCTCCAAAGCGGAAAGGATTTCAGGACTAAGGGCCTCAAAAGCAATTACACCGGACTGCTTTGCAGCGAAGCCCGCTAACAGGCTAAGTGCAATTACCCCAGTAAAGACAATTCCAAAAGGTGCCTCAAAAAGAGATGCAAGGCACATGCTTACAAATGTGACGCATAACAGCGCCATAATTATATTTTTCATTGATTTAAAAATTTGTGTTTGTGATTATTAGGAATTACAAAAATGTAAAATTGCTTTGGCTATCTCAGCGCTGTTATCCGGCAAAGTGTCTTTCTCAAACGGCTTTGTGGCATCAATAAGCATTTGTGATAGTTGTTTACATTCCAGTAAAAGTAATTCTATTGTTTCGTCTGAAGCCTCAGAGTTACGGCAAAACTTTTCCAGTGCTTTAACCCTGGCAGCAACACGCTCTAAATCCTCTTCTGATTTAACCGAAAGCAGGGGTGTTAATTCATTAGCACCCCAAAACGTGAGGCTCGATCCTTCGTACATCTTTACTTCAGTGATCTCATTCCAGCCCTTTGACGGATTCGCCTTGTATTCCTGATAGGATTGAATCTGCTTTTCTCTTATGGGCACGATCATAACTGAATGCTCAGTGATCAAACCGCTTTCAGCCATATCAATTATATCGCGTCCTAACTTATGCGTTCCGATTTGGCTTTCGTAATAAAGACCATTCGCATTTAAATCTTCTTTAAGCTCGAAAAGTTTGCCGGCAGGCTTTGTTGCATCGTGATTAAGCAGGTGCTTAATGCGTGGCATTGCTGACTTTGGACCTATTTCCGAAATCGTTTTAACGTAAGAACCTGGACGGATAATATCACCTTGCGCGTCCACATTATCGAAGTGGCTAAAATACCCTGTAAGTATTCCTTTTTTACCGTCTGCATCTTTTATAAGCGTAGGCGCTGATACCGTTTTCAACTTGAAAAGATCCTTCATGCCGATAAAGTTATGAAAATTGTATATTTGACATGTAAATTTTATTTCATGTTGAGTGTTTGCCGGGAGCCCTTACAGGTTTCCGGTTTTGTTTTTAAACAGCAACCGGCAATCCATTTGCATCAAGTACAGGCTTATAACCTTCCGTACACCGGCACTGTATCACGTCTGCTGCGCTGCCGTTAGGATCCCCAGGGAACATAAGCAATTCATACCCGCCCGACCTCGCAGGTACATGATAAGCTTCATCAATGTTAAGCGTTACACCATTCATAACTAAGTGTGAATACTGATCACGTGGAATTCTACGGGTCCTGAAATCCTTAGCGCTTATCCAAAACTTTTGCAATTGATAGCCGGCTTTTTTAGCCCCTTGCTGAGAGCCAAAGTTTGCCGCTCTTAATACTTCTGTTCGCGTTATAACGAAAGCCCTGTTACGCGGAAAATCCTGTTTAACTAAATCGTTAACGATCTCAGTAATTGACAGGCTTTTTTGTTGGCCTTCTATAAGCTTTTTCAATATCCATTCCCTCATTGTATCGGTTATCGGCAACACTGCTTTATCCAAAAGATGATCTTTAAAGTATTGTATTATCTCATTAACAAGCTCTTCGTTATAGCCTATGGGTATCAACCTTTTTTTCTTCAGAAGTTTTGCAACATCTTTCTTTACCTGCTGATATGCGCGACCGCCCATTACACGGCCGGCGTCCTGGTAAAGCTCTGTTATCGTAAGTGATAAATCAATTTTACTGAAAGATAGCGATATGTCAAGATGCTGTATTGCTGATTCAGGTGAAGGATAATTACATGCATCGCGAATCATTGAAAGCAGAACTGAATATATTTTAGGCTTCCAGGCTAATTCCCTGGAACCTCTGAACTTCATATTTGATTGCCATATTTCCGCTGAGGTTGCCATGTTATGAAATGTTTGCGGATTGTTTAGCTTTTATCAGTTCACTTAACCCGCTCAGCTTGTAAGCTTCCCAATCAATAGCTTTACCGGCATTAAAATCTTCAATTGCTTTTTCGAGTTTAGCAACTCTGAATTGCCAGTGTTGCCGCTTCCAACCACAATTCTTTATCTCTTTTGTGAGTGGTAAAACTTCGCGTATTATTTTGGCAGCGTTAAGCATTTAATAAGCGCCACCGTCGCACTGCATTTTAGTTATTATTATTTTATGTGGGCAACTGCTATCAACGCTATCCCTGTTCATGTATCTTTCACCTTTTTCGTTAAGCGGATAAAGTGAAACGCCCTCACCAACAAAAAGAAATAACGTATCTGGCGCTTTTTTCATCAGCTTTTCAAATTCGTTTATCCATACTTCTTCTTTAGACGTGAATTCTCTGTACATGTGTTTTAATTTTAAGGTAGCCCCGCACCCGGCGCAGGCAGAATATCAAGATTATCAATAGGCGAATAGCCTTGTTTCAACATCGGTATATCCATATTTTCAGCCAGGCTATCTTCATAGTTCATAATATCCCTGATCTCATTACCTGTTAAGCTGATCGGCATTGCTGCTATTGCATTCATAGTTGCAAGCAAATCAATTTGCAATTCAGGTATCTCACTAAAATCGAAATCTACTTCATAATCAAAACCGAAATCAGGGCATAGCTGCCGGTTAAATGAATCTTGTATAGCGTCGGCACAAGGTATAGCAGCAGATGTGTAAAAGTCTTTACGTTGTTCCTTCACATTGCTTTCCGTGCTGGCGTCATTGTTATTAAACAAGCCTTTCCATACATGATAAAGATTACACAGCTTATCGAAAGTCATCTTTTGGCCCTCCATTAACTGCATATCAGCTAATTTCAAACCGGTCTGAATATAGCCAACATCGCCGGCCATCGGGTAGGCTGCACCGGCGTTATCATCATTTTCAATGAATTTTTGATAGCTTGTTCTGAACTTTGAATACTCAGGCGCGCTATCTGATTCTTTAACAAAAATAATCCCCGGTACCGTTCCGTTTTTAAGCGTTGCGTCCGTTCTTGCGTCTGAAGCATTAAGCCTGTTAAGCAGTTTCTTACCCGGCTTTAGCTTTGAAAATCCACGCAAATGAGATCCGTTTTTATCATACACCGGTGAAGGATCAATAATTGATATCACGTCTTTTGCAGGTACATTTTTCATAACCTCAGCGCCGCCAATGTAAAAATTATATGATGCTATTCTATAAGGGAAGTCCCCTGTTACGTTAATAGCAACATCAGGACCGCTGAATATATGAAGCGCGATAACTTTATTGTTTAAAGTGCGCTCTTTCCAGATATAAACTTCGCCGCAGGTTAAATACAACATGCTTACAAGCTTAAAAAACTGTTGCTGCGAAAAGCCTGGGCATGGATCATCTAAAAGCTTTTTCAGTGTATCACTTTCTGCAACTTCGGTTAAAGCTTTACGTTTGAATAACTTTTTACGGATATCCGAAGGGCTGTAACGCTTATAACTTTTCAGCGCTTTACGATCCGCTGTCTTTTTATACACTTCCAAATCAACACCACTAACAGCAACGGCAATCTTATCAACTACTGCAAAAAGATCATAGTTGCATATAAGATTTTGAATATTGTCATAAGACTCCCAGGACGGATATATGTAGCCCCCTATTTTATAAGCGTAGTTGTTGAGGCTGGTAATTATTGGCTGTAATGCTTTATTGACATAGGGCTGCAAAGCAACATCTATTATTTTCGTTAACTTCTTAGTGCTTAGAAAAAAAGGCATGAAGTAAAGATATAATTATTTTCATATTATTTTAAAGATTGACAGCATCGCAAGCAACAAGCCTATAGCACCCACAACGTAGCCGTATAATTCTTTTCTGCCGTTACCCTGACCGCGTTGAGCATTCATAAACTCAATCAGCGGCTTAAGCGTCGCATCAAATTTGTCGTTTGTAACGTTTGATCCCCGTTCAAGTTGCCATTGTTTCAATAATCCGTTATGCGTTTCATCCTTATAGGTTTGAATTTCCCGGGCAAGAGATAGTGCAACTTTGTCCGCCTCTTCTTTTATCTTAAGTGCTTTCTCTTTTTCAATGTTCACCTCAGTATATCGCCGGTCGTTGGCAGCCGCTAAGGCCTCAAAGTATTCTTTTAGTGTTGATATGGTCCACTCGTTATTTTCCATTGCGTAAAAGTAAGCTGAAAAAATATTAACCGAACTGCCAGACTTTTGGCGGGGTAAGATCAAAAAACATTCGCATCATAAAGCAGTCCCAGTCATCCGGTGAACGTCCAATTAATTCTTTTACGTCCTCTTTTGTTACGATCTTAAGTTTGCCGTCACTATCAGCCTCACGCCTTTTAACCTGTTCGGCTTCTTCAGTAAACTTTTCTTTAAAGGCATCATTAACCACGCTATTGGCATAGCCTATAACACCTGCATTTACTTTTTCAGCAGCCATATAGCTGCACTGCGTCTTAAGATTCTCATAAAACTGCTTAGTGTGCAATAGCGGATTTTCTAACGGACTGGATCCGTTTACAAAACCCTTACAGCGCAGTATATCGACCACGCCGCCACCCACCCCGTCATCATCTACCACTATTTTAGACATTGGCACGTTATGCCTGGCAGCAACACCTTTAACGAATTCCGCTGTCTCTGTAACACGCTTATGAAACAATTCATGCCTTTCAATACAAAGGTAACCGTCCCAAACTTTCACAGTGCCCCGGTCCTTACCAAACCGTGCCACGTCAACAGTTATATACTTTTCACTTGTCCGCTTAACCCGGTGCTCACAATTAAACAGATCACTGATAGTGTCATAAGTCATTAACATATTCTCATCGTCGTCATAGTCAAAGTTTCCAAACAGCAATCTTTCTTTTCGGATCTTGTCTTTTATGCCATGAAGCTGTTCAATGTATGCGGTTTCAATGTATGGGTTATCGGTTACCAGCGCGGCTAAAAACACAATACCTGCGGGTAGCGTCTTTTCCTTGTAAGGCTTCCAAAAGTGTGTATGAACCCAGTTCTTTTTCGGGTTGAGTGTTATAAAGACTTTGCCTCTAAGCTTATACTTATCATTGAGGTGCCGGTTAACACGTGTTTTAATTGCATCATAAGCAGCAAAAGTAATTTCGCCAGCTTCTTCAATCCATCCCCCGGTAAACTCTCTTGATCCAAAACGCTCAAACAACGGATCTGAAGGATAATGGGCAAGCTCTAAAAAATAAACCCTTGAACCTGTTTTGATGAATTCTATAAAATTATCTTGCCCGTTATAATGCCAGTCAACTTCGCGTTGTAAGCCGTAGCGCTTAAACACCTTCATAAACGTTAGCAACGTCGATTCCCTTAAGTCCTTAAGGGTGTCACGACCTGCAAACCACATTGTATCGGGATAAGCTAAACAAGAAAACGTTAACCAGGCCGCACCGGTCCAGGATTTGGCACCGCCAGCAGCCCCGCCGTAAGCTAATTCTGTTGTTATGTTATCGGTAAGATATTTAAGGGCTTCATGCTGTTTTACGTGGCGCTTATTGCCTGCATCAGTGATAAAAGAGAATTCACCACGTTTAAATAATTCAACACGAATATTAAGCAGCCCCGCCCTGCTGATCTGTGCCGGTATTGCTATCTTCATCAGCTTTTGTTAATATCTGTTCAAGTGCTTTTAAAGCGTCCGTTGGAAGGTTGATAAAGGGTTGCACGTCCTCACCGTTCTTATTAGTGAATCCGATTTCTGTTTTTTCAGTCCACTTAGCACGCTGGCGGTTCATCAACCAAAACCTTAAAGCCCGTTCGTTTGGCGGGTATTGTTTAACTGTCTCTGTAGCAACAACAGAAGAACCGAGATTTGAACCGTCTGAAACAACGTGGTAAATAGTTTCAGGGTGACTATATCCCATCGCTGATTTGTAGAGCGCTTGCGAAACTTCGGCGTCGGCGTCCTCTCTTCCTGCTTTAATGGACTCCACAAAATTGGGATTTGCAAGCTTCCATTTATTTAAAGTTGATACCTCAATCTCAAAATAACGCGCTAGCTCTTCGTCGGTGTGGCCTAATAAACACAACTTAAACGCTTGATTATCATACTCATGTTTGTACGTTGTAGGCCTTCCGCGTTTCTTCTTTTCCATAATAATGCAATTTACAATTAAAACGGGATTTGTTTAAAAATGTGGGCTATTACGTCAACGGTCCAGCCGTTTCCCAACATTTCAGCGGCACTATTACGCGAAAATCCGTCAAAATAAGACGGTTCGACCGTTTGTAAACGACAAAGTTCGGCTTTAGATAAGTTTCTAAATCCTTCAGGGAAATTAAATTTAATATCTTGCGAACGACTCGCCGTTAAACACGGGCTTTTGTAATTAATGTCATAAAGTCGGTCCGCTTGTCTGCTTAATTTTGACGGCGTATCGTTTAATATTGCAGCTATTAAACCGTTTTTACTCGGTACCTTTCGTAAGTTTTTCAACAACGCATCTAATAACAAACCTTCACTTTTTTTAAGTCTACCCTTATACGTGTTTGTAAGTAGTAGATTTGAATCAAAAAATTTATCCGCTATGTCTTTGACGTATAAATTCGAATCTTCAGGCGGTTCTATTTTAAAATTTGCCCAATATAAGCGTTCCCGGTTTTGCGCCGAAACTAAAGCCGAATTAATTAAAACCGGTTCGACGCCTAAATGTTCAGAAATTATATTTTGATATTCTTTTTTCATCTTTACGTTTTCCAACATAAAGAAACGCGGCTTTACTTCTTTTAAAATCCGCACATACTCAAAAAATAATTTACTTCGCGGATCTTCAAAGTTTAATTGCTTACCGGCAAAGCTGAAGCCCTGGCAAGGCGAACCGCCTATAAACAAATCAATCTCAGGTAGAAAAAAGTCTTCCACACTTTTAACGCAACCGATATGCTTTGTTTTCGGGTAATTTTGTTTAGTTGCCGCTATCGCTTTTTTGTTAATCTCTGAAGCGTAGTATTCTTTTACCGGTATTTGTGCACGCTCTAAAGCAATTTGACCGCATGACATACCGTCGAAAACTGATAAAACTTTAATCCCTTCCACGTTGTTTTTTTTATAGTTTACAAATATTTATCAATTCTGGCTTTAACTGCTGTCATTAAAGCGTCCTGACCGCTTATTTTGGCCTCAATTACTTTCAAAACCTCTTCATCAATCGTATTTTTAACAACAATCCGCGTATTTAATACCCTTTTTAACTGTCCTTGCCTGTCAACACGTGTTACACCCTGCAGGTAATACTCAGACGACCAGGGAACCTGAAACCATAGCACAATGTAGCCGCCATACTGCATATTTAAGCCATGTCCGGCGCTCTGCGGATGCGCTAAAAGAACAGGTATCTTTTTCTCATTCCAGGCTTTTACCTGCTCAGGTCCGCTAAACACTTCTGCTTTGAATTGCTTTAAAGCTTTCAACAATCTGGGAACATCATGCTTATAGGCATAGAAGATTAAAACAGGTTCACCGTTGGCGGCCTCTACAGCCTCAATAAGCGCTTCAATCTTTTCCGTGTGTATTTCATGCACCTTTCTATTTTCGTCGTAAATAGCCCCGTTTGTGAATTGCAAGAGCTTATTTGTAAGTGCTGCAGCATTAACCACGTCAATATTTTGCAGATCGTCTATTTTTAAAAACTCTTCACGTTCAAAAGTTTCATACTTCTTCTGTAAGGCGGGTGAGAAACACACAGTCAATTCGCTATCTATTCGCTTTGGTAACTGTAGATAATCTTCAGCCTTCATGCTGATACAGATATCTTTTATTGCATCATAAATAATTTGCTCCCTACCTTTCTTCAAAACATATTTATGTTGATAAGGGTTATGATCAAAATTGTTAGACCTGAAATCAGTAATGAATTCACCTAAGCGCTGCCCGCGATCGAGTAAATAAAGCTGCGGCCAGAGGTCCAAAAGGTTATTTGGCGCCGGTGTACCGGTTAGGCCTATCACCCTGTCAATCAAAGGACGAATCTTTTTCAAGGCTCTAAAACGCATAGCCTTTGAGCTTTTAAAGCTGGAAAGCTCGTCAATTACGACCGTTTTAAAAGGCCAGGCGGAACCATAGTAGGAACAGAGCCAAACAACATTTTCACGATTTATTATGTACAAGTGCGCCTTTTGCTTCAGTGCTATCTTTCTGCTTTTCTCATCGCCCAAAACAAGGGAGCATTTAAAATTGTTGAACCCTTCCCACTTTTCAATTTCATCCGTCCAAACTGTTTGAGCTACCCGCTTAGGCGCAATAATCAAAACTTTATCAACTTCCATTGATTCAAACATGAGTTCCAACAAAGCGTAAAGCACAATAGCCGTTTTGCCTAAGCCCATTTCAAGAAAAAGACCACAGTAAGGATTTTGCAGAATATGCATTACCGCATGAAATTGAAATTTGTAAGGGATCCACTTCATCTATCATTTTTTATAAATTGTAAAAAATCTCTCACCCCCTGCATTGAATTTATAACTGTAGTAAAAAAGCCCATATCTGCAAAACGTTTAAGTTTTCGCGCTTGTGCCGCGCTTGCCTGTAACCCTTCAGCCTTCATCTCTACTAAATACACTTTTTCACCCGGCATGTAAACAGTTCTGTCCGGCAGGCTTTTCGTTCCGTAGTTTGATGCGTTCTTAACTGCAACACCGCCCAGCTTTTGAACACCTTCACGTAAACTTTTCTCTAAATTGCCTTCTTTCATAAACTAATCATTTAATTTTCAACTTATTACATATTATGTATTTGCTATGTTGCCAATAATTTAAATTTTGTTGCCGATAATTTATCAATCGGTAACACGTAACTATCTGATCTATATTTAGTTACAAGGTTTGTTGCCAATGTTGCCAATAAAAATCATATATTATAAAATAGCGTATTAGGTAGAAAATAAATGTATATACATCTATATATCTGCCTAAACATACCTTTATTTATTTTACTGTATTTATTGGCAACATTGGCAACAAACCATATAACTGTATGTATTTGTGCATTATAGGTGTTGCCAGTTGAAAAATTATTGGCAACAAAATTGGCAACATTGGCAACAGTTATATAAATTTTAATTAATATCATGCTTATTTCCATTTAAAATATCTGCAAAATCATCACTATTATACTCTAAAGTATCTTTGCGTATCTTTACATAACCCCTTTGAATCCCGTAAATACCATAGCGGGATTTACCCTCTTCGCGTGTCCAATCCTTTAAACCTTCAGCTATATCATGTAATTCACAGGCATTTCTTTTATTCAAATCCCTGATCTGCCCGCCAAATAATTCAGCCCAAACACCAATAACACAAAATTTCTGTCTTATCACGGTCCCTGTTTTGTTTAATTCATCGTCTTGCAGAAAGTTTCGACGTTCATAGTAATTCAACTTTTCCCAATCTTCCGGCAACTTCGTTTCCAGGTAAGACCGGATAAGCCCAACTCTATCGTCAACCTGTTTGTGATTTTCCTGTATCTCTTCAGCTATTTTAAGCAAATCATTTTCCAGGTAGAGAGGCTCGCCGGCTTTATACAACACAACTGATTCAGCCCATAACTGGCCAACTTCAGCCTTTGTGATTTTAGCTGTATCGAACTTTGGCTTTGTTATGTGAACAGGCACCGGCCAAAATCTTCTATTTTTATCATCCTTTAAAAAATTCCATTTATTGGTTGTTGCCCAAAATATACACTGTCTTAAAAAGTTTTCAAGTCTTTTTCCAAAAGCTACCCGGTAACGATCTGCACGCTTGCTGACAAAATGTTTGGTTTGTTCAACTTCGTTATTTTTCATGGCGGATAATTCTGCCATCTCACAGAGCCAAACGCCTTGCAAGGCTTCAAATGCCTCTTTACCTTGCAGCGTATAAATTGAATCGCTGTACCACTGCATACCTATCTTATCAATAAACATAGACTTCTTAAGCCCTTGCGGGCCCACAAGGACACAAATCTGATCAAATTTAACCCCGGGCTCAAATACCCTGGCAACAGCAGCACACATCATTTTACGGGCTACAGCGCGCGTATAGTCGTTATCTTCGGCACCTAAGTAATTGATCAGCATTTTATCAACCCGCGCTTTACCATCCCACTGTTGAGCATTTAAATAATCACGAACAGGATGAAAGGCATTTGCACTGCAAACAATATCGACAGCGTCTTGTATTTTCGAAAGCCCGCTAATACCATACACTTTTTCCAGGTAGCGCCTGAGGTTTGAATCATCGGTATTTTTAAGGTACTTACTTTCTTTTACGCTTCTCCAGGGTAGATTTCTTAAAGCAACTTCCCTTAGCTCAAAAGCATCGTAAGCGAAGCAGCCTTTAAGTTTTGGATCATTATTTAGGATAAGGACAATATTATTTATCGTGCTTAAAAAAGCGCCGGACCTGGTAACCTGCATTTCGGTAAGCCAATCATCATTTGTTGTGTCACTCACCTGTACCGAAGTCTTTTCAATTTCTTCCGGATCAGTCTCAGGCTCTTCAAAGAATTCGTTAAAATCTTCAATAGCCGCTGCAATACGCTCACTGCCAACAAGCTTTCTGACAGTGCCTTGTTTCATTGCAAACTCAGTCATAGAAACGAATGAAGGTTTTTTATTCACTGGTGTATCAATGTCGGTATCCTCATCTTTCAACCCGAACAGGTGAAGCCGCACAAGATCAAAAGCGTTGCAAAGCTTACTGCTGGCAGGATCTGTACCATGATGCGAATAAGC